AAGGTGCGCAAAATATAATCCTAACAAACATAGCAAAACCAAATACCAATGAATAAGAATAACGAATTAAACCCTATTGAGATAATACAAGATTTACGAGATTGTATCGAGGAAGTATGCACCGCCTACACCAACGGCATAAAAGCAATTTTAAACACTTTAAATAAATAGAATATGATAAAACTACCAATACCGAATAATTATTTAATCGAAGTTCCGATGGATGCGAAAGTGATAGAAGTATCAAAAAAGATACATATTTCATTACCGATTGTAACTAAGGTACTTGAAGGCAATTACCGCCTCATTTCCTCAAACATTGCCAACATTACCGAGGAGCAAGCGAAGGGGATATTACCAAGTTTTGAAGAGCCTAAAGGTTGGATAAATTACGTTGATTATGTGAACGGTGGCAAAGAAACAAAAGGAGACGGGAAACGGTCAATAGTCGTTGGATTTTCGGAAGCGTTGCCTGCACTTCACTCAGCCTTTGATTCTGTTGGCGCTGTATGGCGGAATAAACTAGGCGAAAAGCCAAAAGCGGATATAATAAATGACAGACAAACATTGTTGCCGAGAAACGCAGGAAGTATAATTTTATGGGACGAAGCCCAATCACTCGTTAAACGATTTGTATTAATCGAAAAGGAGGGTAGAGATGAGTAGTAAGGAGTTTCACAATGAAATGAGACGAAGGCAGTTTGTAGATGATGCGCAGGGATATACAAGGGCGTTTACTTTTATAAAAGAAGATAAGATGAAATTGTACATAGGGCATAGAATAGAAGGTAAAATAGGGAAATTGACAAATTTTGAATATGAAGATTTGGACCTATTTATTAATCACTTTGATAAAATTTAACCAACCCCACACGGCATGGTAAAGCCGAAAACACAATCATTAACTAAAAGCTGGCTACTTAAAGCCGAAAGAATTATGAGTAAAGTAAGAACACTATCGAGAAAATTTATGTCAACGCACCCACGAAAAGGTGAAGATACTTATTTCGTAGAAAAGGTACTGACATCGTTAGGTATAGACTACCTAAAAAATGAGTATTATTATTTACTATTAGAATTAAATCAAAAAATACCTACTAACGTATTGCTTGATTTTTATAATTCTCTAGTTGGTAATCAGTTACCTAAACCACATACTATTAGAGGTGGCAATCATTTCAAAGCAAATGATAAAATATCTTTGCGAGTATGGAGCGGTAAGCCGTACAATTCAAAACAAATCATCATTGCACCCGATATTGAGGTTAAGAAGATTTGGGAGTTAATCGTTGACGAATATGGAATAGTCGAAATGCCCAAAGCTAAAGCGACTACAATTCTACAAGATATTGCAAAAAACGATGGGTTGTCAATAGAAGATTTTATCGCATGGTTTAAAGACTTTAAGCAAGCGGGTACTTATCAAATCATCTGCTGGAACGAAAACATCGAATACTAATCCAATACATAAAATACAAATAATTTGTATCTAATCGAGATAATGTGTTAATTTTGTACTATGGATAAGGCTTTAAAAACGACCAAAAAACGACCTGCAAAGCCGTTTAACGGTAGTGAGGGTAAAGTATTCAGTACTGACAACCAACCATCCCCAGAGGCTAAGAAACAAGGTTGGGAGGAACGAAGGGCCCAAAAACTACTAACTCAAAAGATAATTGAGAAAATGACTGGCAAACCGCTTGATGAATATGTTGATAGTCTTATTCTCAATGCTAAATTGGGCAACGCTAAAGCAATAGACACTATCAATAAAGGAATTGAGGACCAGATAGAGCAGAGCCAAGTTGATCATAAAGGGTTAGAGCCTATTATTATTGAATGGAAAAAGTAATAAAGTTTACACCAACTGATAAACAAATTGAAGCACATAATTTATTAGAAGATAATAGAATAGTGCTTTATGGAGGCGCGATTCGAGGCGCTAAGTCGTATTGGGGGTGCTTAGAAATTATCACTTTCTGTTTTAAATATCCAAATAGCCGTTGGCTTATGCTTAGGGAGACAATGCCGACCATTAAAAATACCCTATTAAAAACATTCACAGAGAACTTTTTAAACAAGGGTTTTGATAGGTATGTAAAATCATTTAATCAACAAACGCTTATACTGACATGGAATAATGATAGCCAAATAATATTCATGGCAGAGGGATTTGATACTGACAAAGATTTAAACCGCTTTAGAGGCCTAGAAATAAATGGGGCATTTATTGATGAAGTAAATGAGATTCAAGAGGTTACATTTGATAAAGTTGTTGAGCGCTCCGGTAGTTGGTTTCATTCTAAAGAATGTCCTACTAAAATATTAATGAGTTGTAACCCATCAAATAATTGGGTAAAGACTAGATTTTACGATAAGTGGGAACGTAACGAATTACCTCAAGGACAAGCGTACATACAAGCGAAGATAACAGATAACCCATACATCCCTGCTGACTATATGGAATCTTTAAAAATGTTGCCAAGGTATCAGTACATGGCATTTGTAGAGGGTGACTGGAATGTGAATATAAAAGTAGGTGGGGAGTTCTATAAATGTTTCGACCTTGATAAGCACGTTGGACCTACTAAATACAACCCATTATTACCACTTCATATAAGTTGGGATGATAATAGTAACCCATACTTACCATGTGGCATATTTCAAATAGTAGACAAGCACATCATGCAAATCGATGAAATAATGGGAGTTAACCCAAATAATACGATTACGTCAGTATGTAATGAGATTAAGAGGAAATACCCATCTCATAATGCGGGTATGTTTATTTATGGGGATGCAACAGCCGACAAGCAAGATACAAAACTAGAAAAGGGGTATAATTTTTTCAGACTGATACAAAATGCACTTGTCCAATATAGGCCAACATTACGAGTAGGTAGAAGCAATGCAAGTGTTGTAATGCGTGGTAATTGGATAAATACCGTATTTGAAAAGGAATTACACGATGTGAAGGTCACTATTGGAGAAAACTGCAGAACCACTATAACCGACTTTGTGCAACTCAAAGAAAGTGCGGATGGAAGTAAAAATAAGGAAATGGAAACGGATGCAAAAACTAAGGTCAGGTACCAAAAATATGGTCACTTTTCAGACCTATTTGATTATATTATGACAACTGCATTTGCAACTGAATTTCAAATGTATCAAAAGGGCGATGTCGTACTTTCTATAACATCTTCAAAAAATTATGCGAAAAGTTCATATTAATATTTTAATTTTGCATTCATGGCCTATATACTCACTACCGATTTAAAGCGATTAATCCAATCGGATAACTTAAATCAGATCATAGGAAATGATACTGAAATTTTGAGCACGGCTATTGCCGTTGCAGAAACAGAGGTTAAATCCTACTTAGTACAGAAGTATATTATAGCAGATGAATTTATTAGCTATAAAGATTTTGCCAATCCTGGTACATTCTACCCAAAGGACAGAATACTATTAACAGCGCCCACATATAATACGGGTACTATATACACAACGGGAATGATTTGTTTGTATAATTCAAATGTTTATGCTGCGCTAAATGCAACAACCGGACCTTTTGATAGCGCCGATTGGGTATTAATTAACCCTCAATACACTAAGTATTACGCAATTGTGCCGTTGACGTACACCGAATTTGACTACAAAAAATATTACAAAGTAGGAGATAAGGTTTTATATAAAGGGTATAAATACACAGCATTGCAAGCGTCACAGCCACTTAGCAATGAGCAGGCTATACAGTTTATAACTTACGATAATTTACCGTATTTAAATGTATTCCCAGACGATTCAGAAAGAGGTGTCCAAGCATGGGGAACGGGTGTTTTAGCTACTTATGTGGACCAAGTGATTACCAATACTGCTGCATTCAAGGTGGGGGATATACGCAATCAACAACTTGTAAATTTCTGCATAGATATTGCTTTATATCATCTTCATTCACGAATAGCGCCGAGAAACATACCCGAACTTCGTGTAAAGCGGTATGATGATGCAATAGAGATGCTACAACAATTCGCTAAAGGTGATAAGGTTACTGCCGACTTGCCTAAGATACAGCCTGCGAGCGGTATGCGAGTGCGGTATAATTCAAACGTAAAACAAATAAATAGCTACTAATGGAAGCAAACGAATTAAGGATAGGGAATGTAGTAAAAGCATTGTTTATTTGCATTGATGACGGTAGAGGGTATCCCAATGACGGCAAAGCACTTTATTTAGTTGGCGGTGCGCCTATGGGGTCATTCCTTTGCAAATACCTCCACCAACTACAAAACCTTTATTTTGCACTAACCAACAAAGAACTACAATGGCAATAACAATATTAGGTTATACTTTTGGAAGGCAGGTAAATGATAAAAACCTCAATACTTTTCCGGCAAAAGTATCCGTACAGCGTATAAGGCAAGATATTGCAACGTGGCGCGCTGCGATTACTGAAGCCGAGCAAGAGTATTACCCATTTAGGGTGAAAATGCAGACATTATTCGTAGATACAGCATTAAATGGCCATGTAACGGCGTGCGTTGAAAAAAGGAAAAACCTAACGTTGCTTCGAGAGTTAAAGTTTGATGATAATGAGCAGATGGAGCAAATGTTTAAAACGCAATGGTTTCAAGATATGATTAACTATTGCCTAGATGCTATATTTTACGGATATACACTTGTAGGCCTTGGAGATATTGTAAATAGTTCGTTTCCTAATTTAATTTCATGCAAAAGGTGGTACATTTCGCCAGACCGATATAATATCGCTTCATATATGTACAATGTGTACGGAGCGAATTTTAATGAAGACCCATATAAGAATTGGCATATATGGTGCGACACGCCTAGCGAAAACGGGCAATCAACTTGCGGTTATGGCTTGTTTTATAAGGTGGCTATGTACGAAATTTTGTGTAGAAATCTTATAGGATTTAATAGCGATGCTGCGGAGGTTTACGGTATGCCGATCCGGTGGGGCAAAACAAATAAAACAGAGGAAAGCGAAAGGTCGGAATTTTTATCTGCATTGGTGAATATGGCCTCAAACGCAAGTGTAGTTACGGATTTGAATGATGAAATTGAGTTAATTCAAAATAATGCAGGTTCAACCGGTTACAAAATATTTGAAGATTTAGAAAAGAGATGTGAGGCGAAAATAAGCAAAGTATTATTAGGTCACGCTGATGCACTAGATTCAACTCCTGGCAAATTAGGTTCAGAACAAAATGGAGCAGCAACTAAGGCGTTAGAAGAAATAGCATCAAAAGACGGTAGGTATATTGAAAGTATAATTAATGACCAAATTTTACCGAAATTAAAAGACCTAGGGTTTAATATCCCAAATGGGGTTGCTAAATTTGCAAATGATACAGAACTAGAGGAATTGAGAACGCGCGTAGATGCTAGTAATAAGGTAACTGCCGACATAGCTTTAACTATGAGCCAAGCTGGGTTGAAAATGGATGCTAAGTATTTTGAAGAAAGAACGGGAATACCTACAATAGATGCGCCTCAAACGCCGATACCAACAAAAGAGCCATTGAGTACTAAAATAAAAAATAAACTAGATGAATTATACCGATAATGAAATAGAATCATTATTAAAAGGTATATTCAATGGTGCGATAACCGCATATGAAATACCGGAAACTCTTTATTTTGCTATTGCGGACTATCTTAAAAGGGGCGTGTATAGTGGTTTTGGTAGCAATCTTAGCACTGTTTCAAGTGCTGATTTGGAGTTACTTACTTCGCTAAGAGAAAATATTTATATGTTTTCCGCTGCGAAGTCATACACGGAGCTAAAGGACATGAGTAGTTTGTTAGTTCAAGATGGTAAATTGGCATCATGGCAAGAGTTTTACAAAGAGGCTAAACATAGATTTGATATTTACAATGTTGACTATGCAAAGACAGAGTATAGAACCGCAGTAGGACAAGCGCAAATGGCTGCCCAATGGAATGAAATTGAACGAACAAAGGATATTATACCTTTTTTAAAATACAGTGCAATAATGGACCCAAATACATCCACTATATGCGCACCGTTGGATGGGATTGTTGCGGAGGTGAGCGACCCAATTTGGAATACTATCATGCCTTTAAATCACTTCAATTGTTTTGCAAAAGGGACTAAGGTTTTAACACCTAAAGGGTATGTAAATATTGAAGATGTGAAAGAAGGGGATTTAGTAACCGGCGGTAGTGGAAACTTCCATAAGGTAACAGCCATTCATATTAATAGTTTTAACGGTGAACTTATCCGAATCGGCATCAAAAACAACTCCGCGTGCTCTACCAAAAATCATAGACACCTCACCGCTAGAGGTTGGGTGCAGTCTATCAATATAGGAGTTGGTGATATACTTATTCAGCATGAAAATATTTTTGGATTTAATAAAGTGGTTCGTTGCATAAATAATATGTACGTTGTTTTGTGTTATTTGCTTATGCCTATCGTAAGACAATGGAAATCGACTATGATTAACACACTCGATGCCGATATTAAGAGAAGGGATGAAAATATCAACAAATCTACCGTTAATAAGTTCGTTTCCTATACAGATAATTCCACTTTTAGTAAGCATATCAAAAACAATTTGCTCGCATTCAGTAAGTGGTGCATGAAATTGTTTATGCCGTGTCGGATCTTCTTTGTATGTTTGTATCGTTTTATCATTAGCACGTTTTCTAGTTTTAATATCAAACATAGGGTTATTAACTTTCATTCTTTCGCTTTGCGCTTTATCTTTAAATCCCAAGCGTGGATGCGGAATACTTTTAATAGTTTCCTTCATTTTATTACTGGTGTTAATCCTTCTTTGGTCGGCGTTAATCCATTGGTTTGCGACACTGATAGAGGCGGGTTTTATTTCAAATCCAAGTTCTCTAAATATTCTAACAAGGGTACGACCATTAATGCCCCATTTCTTGCAAATACCCTTCATAGAGGTAGTACCGTTAACGTACATGGCAGTGATGGATTCAGCAGTGGTGCGCCCCTCGATAGTTTCAATTCTTTGGTAGGTTTCCTTATACACTCCTTTTGGCATAATAAATTTAATTTAGTTTGTAATACTGTAAATGTACAGTACAAAGGCAATATATACAACTTATCAGTTGAGCAAGATGAAAGTTATATTGTCAATACAGGGATAGTGCATAATTGCAGGTGTGTTGTAACTCAAGAATATACCGGCGAACCTACAAAGGACAGAGAGCAAACAGCTTTAGGGGTCGAAGGACAGATGCAAGATGTATTTAAACACAATAGCGGTAAGGATGGAATGATATACCCTAAGTCACACCCATATTTTGATGTTCCTGCTAAAGATAGAGAGTACGCAAAAAATAATTTCAATTTACCTATACCAAAAGATGATATATGAGCATAGCAATAATTAATAAATCGGTTCCATGTGTTGTAGCCGACATGATACGAGATGCAATAATTTTCTACAAAAAAAAAGACTTTTTAGTAGATACGGTGTATTTGCCGACAATGCGCTTTGAAGTTTTTAAGGCTTGGATGTTAAGGCAAGATGACAGTCAAGAGATACAAGATGAATTACATTTTAAAGATATTAAGATAAAAAAGTCTAGGCTATTAACCGAGCCAATGAAAATAACTTTTAAAAAGCAAATAGGGACCGCTTAATGGCAAATAAATTCCATATAGATAAAGTAATAGCAAACGTACAACGTACCAAGCGTGAATTGCCTATTATTTTGGCAAAGCAAGCGCAAAGTGAATTTGTAAAGAACTTTACCAATGAGGGATTTGATGGGAGTAAATGGATAACCCCTAACAGACGTATAGCAGGTACGGATGAGTATAAATATCCAAAAACAAAAGGGTTATCTCGCAGAACAAAACCAACTTTAACTATGAGTGGTGTATTAAGACGTGCCACTGCAAATAGTATTCGTGAAGCTAGATGGGATAAAATAATGCTCGTTATAGATTTACCATACGCAGCAAGACATAATGATGGGTTAGACGGAATGCCAGAAAGAAAGTATGTAGGTCAAACAAAATCATTAACTTTGCTACAAATTCAAACAATTAATAACTATTTCAACCAAGTATGGCATTAAAGGAAACGGTAAGCGATTTGTTAGCGCAGTCGGAAACGATAAGTGTAGTCACCGCTGATGGCATAACAGCGCCTTTATTTACTAGGGTATGGAATAACCAAGTAGATTTTATTCGAGGCGGTCAGTTAGAGGTATTTCAAACTCCAGCGTGTTTCTTAGAATTGATTATGCAAGATGGGGGTAATATGGGACAAAACTATAATGGGAATGATGTAATTATTAGGTGGCATTTAGTGCAGTATAACTATAATACAGAGGGTAGTTTTGAGCAGAATTTATTAATCTTCGACCTAAGAGACTTGGTTGTGGCTTGCTTTAATAGATTTAAGACAGACCATTTATCACCATTACAAAAGGTAAATGAAAATCAAGATTCGAGCCATGACAATATTTATCATTATACTATTGATTTTAGTACTCATTTTGTGGATTCTTTGGATGATGCGATAAGCGCTCCGCTAATACTATCAACGCCTCCACTTACATTGTCGTATGATTTAAGTATTTACAAAATTAATAGCTCAATCACCTTCCCATCAGTTGCTAGATGTGTGGCTAGTGTTACTACATTTCAGTTTTATCTAACATTTAATACTATTGTTTACTTCCAAAATGGGACAGTTATAAAACTTGAATACACTAATTCTGATGGTACATTTCAGTCCGCTGTTAGTACGGGAGATGGCTATACATTTGATGACAGTACAATGGAACTAACGGTAACTAATATAAATCTATTCCTTAATACGGTTTCATTTGTGTTTACTTTCTTAAATCCAACTTGCAAGGATGAAATAGTATTTGGCGCTAATGTCGAAAGCATTACATCATATAAATACCCAGGTATTATAGGAACACAACAAAATAACTCACAAACTTATACACCTCTATAATGGCTAGAACGGTCCAACAGTGCTACGAATATATTACTACAAATCTCACAACAGAATTTGCAACATACGGAATTACAATAACGCCGTCTTCATGGAGCAAGCGAAATGTGTTACGAAATATTTGCTATGTTTACGCAATTGCTCAAGCATTATTTGAACAATTGAATGATTTAGCCATTGAGCAAATGAATGAAATACAATCTATTTCGGCTGCTGCGACACCGTTATGGATTCAAAACAAAATGTTTAAGTTTCAATACAGTGCCACAAATCCACAAGTATTGCAGATCATAAACGATGTACCGGCGTACCCAGTGGTTGATGAAGATTTAAGAATTATAAAAGGGTGTAGTGTGACTACAACTGTCGTAAATTCAGTCATTATAAAAACAGCAAAGGGCAGTCCATTAGAACCGTTAGCAGTCGGTGAAGTATCGGCAGCACAAACATATATTGACCAACTAGGCACAGCGGGTATTAATTACACGGTGCTTTCACTAGATAGCGACAAGCTGTATGTAGAGGCCGAGGTATTTTATCAAGGCTTATACAGTCCAGTAATACAAACAACGGTAATATCTGCCTTAGATAGTTACTTAGAGAATCTAAGCGTTAACAACTTCAATGGTTATGTCTATGCTTTAGATATCGAGCGCGTGATACGGAGCGTTGCGGGTGTAAATGACGTGGTGGTAAATAGAGTTAGTGGTAGATACGATGCGCAAGCGGTATTTGGCGGTATAGATTTAGTATTAACCAATGAACTTATAAATAGACGATATCAAACGGGTGCGGGGTACATAATTCAAGAAGACACACCATCATATACATTTGCTGACACTTTAACATTTACGGCTGAATAATGAGTATATTCAACATTACAGTTAGGGACCTTGTAAACTATCTTTTACCGCCAAAGAAAAGAAGTGATAATCTAATTGCATTAGGTGTAGGTTTACTGTCCGCATTTAAACGGGTGCACCATACGTTTATTGAATATAAAACGGGAGCAACTGCGATAAATTGGGTAGCAGGAACGTACGCAATTTACGACCAAGTAATATACGAGAGAAGGGTGTATGAATCGTTGGAGGATGGTAACACGGCAACGCCTGACGATAGTACTAAATGGGTGCTATTATTGGATAGTTTTCTAGGGGTAGATATGTCGCAACAGTTCAATTGTGGTAAATTGCAGTTGGAATACGCATTAAACAAATACTTTTCAACTACATTTAACCAACCGCCTACACTAAGTGACATTTATATTACAAATAACGTACTTGACGTGCAACCGTTTAGAATAGGAGCAATAGAGGACACGAGTAGCGCTATGGGTTATTTGGGTAGTAGTGAATTTATAATGTACGATTACTCAATCGCATCGCAACCCCCGTTATTCGCAATCAATATCCCAATTGCAGATTATACGGCGCTAGGCGCTGATGCGGAGCAAATAATTCGTAACTTTGCAGACAAGTATGTTCCGTGTTCAATAACTTATGAAATAATTACATATTAGATAATGAGAAAAATAATAACTTCAAACATCACAACGCTTGCATCAATGCCAGTGAAAAGTGGTAGCCTTACGCATATACAGAATGCGTACACAGAATTGATAAACGCACTTGCAGGGTCACTTGTTGGTAAAAATTATGGATTGATTGGCCAATATGCTATTATTGGGTGTAATAATATTGATACATTGCCGGATGTTGATATTCAAGCCGGTTTTATATTATATAATGGCACTTTGTACGAAGTCGATGCGGTAGCATTTACCCCTGGTGGCGGTCAAGTTGCGGTGGCTTCAATTGCCACTACTTATTATAGTGCATCTAATGCCGATCCGGTGGAATTTACAGATGGGAATAACCACAATGTGCACGAGATAAAAAAGATAGTATTCAGTAGTGGTGCAAGTGGAAGTGGTATTTTCGATTATGCGGATTTGAATTTTGTGCAGGTTCCTAGTAATATACAAGTTTCTTATTCATCTGGTTGGGATGCAGGTACGGGTACTGGCTGTTTTTACAAACGCAATAGAGATGGTCTTGTTACAGTAAGCGGAACTGTTTATGCAAACGGAACGCCTACGCTAACCGACCCATTATTCTCTTTGCCTATTGGTTATAGGCCTCCAGTAGATTTAGATCTTCCGTGCATTGTTCAAAATTCGGGGAGTGCGGTGCAGTATGGAGCTAATTGTTTTATTAGCTCATTAAATGGTCGGGTAACTGTTTATTGTGGTGAAATTGGCGTTACCTTTGCAAATGACGATAATGTATTAATTAATTTAAGTTTCTATACATCATAAAAAAAGGGAGTACTAATACCCCCATTGTTACTAATCAAATAAAAACGAACTATGAATAAAATCAGTACAAATATAGTGATAATTTTAACTTTAGCAATTTTATTTTTAAGTTGTACCAAAAAGTGCAAAAATATTAATGATTTCCTTTCAAACAAACCTACGTTTGAAAATGCCAAAATGGTGACATATGGGCAACTAGATTGTGATTTGTTTTTGGTAACAGTTGAGTATTTTAATGGCACTAAGCGCAAAATATTTATGACATTTAATCATAGGATTATAAGTGAGCAATAAAACAAAAGTAACTGGTCATGTAAAGCCAATTTATAAAAAGTTGGTAGTTAATTATTCAAAACAAAATGAAATGTCGCAATCTCAAGTAGTAGGCATGGCTGTAAAGAATCTGTTTGATTCAATGCCAAATAATATTAAGATAAAGTATTTAGAAAAGCAGTAGTTTTGTAGCGTGGCTATGAGTTTTTCTATTATAAGAAAAGTTTTTTTGCGAAACTTCATAGAAAAACTCATATATTTGCGAATGGATAAAGTTCTTAAATTAGTTGATTTATATTTGTATATCAAAAGTGACCTCGATAGGATTCAAACCTATATCCCACATTTCGCAAAAAAGTTGCTTTATTCAATTAAGCTACGAAGCCATTTTTGATACTCAAAGAACTTAGCATAAGTTAGTAGCTTATGCTTTTTTTTTGCCTTACCCACACCGAAATTATTTATTTCTTGTGCGGTGGCTTTCTATTTAACGATAACGCTTAATTATAGGAAAATAAATTGCCTTTATATTCGCAAACGGTCCGCCGAAGGCTTACTTTAAAATAAGTGTAACACTTTTGGACATGATAAAAACAACACTTATATTTTTGTGTTGTGAATTACTGTATAGACCCATCAATTGAAGAACCAATAATGCTAATAAACCGAGAAATCGGCGAAGATTATGGCATGATAAACGGTGCATTATTTCAAGAGGAATTAATGCAGTTGGATTCATTGGGTAAAAAACGAATACAAGTTTGGATTAATTCGCCAGGCGGTCAAGTGCTTAATGGTATGAATATCTATAACGCTATCCTTAAATCTAAAACTCCTGTTGATACTTATTGTGTCGGTATCGCTGCAAGTATCGCAGGCGCTATATTTATGGCAGGTCGTAAGCGTTACATGGCTGATTATGGGCGATTAATGATGCACCCCGTTCAAGGAACCGCTGATAGTAAGTCATATGAGGCTCTAATGTCTAGCATTGCCACTATGTTAATGTCCAAGTCAAAATGCACAGAGGATGAAGTTAACCAAATGATGGTTGCTACAACATGGATGACAGCCTCGCAATGCTTTGAGAAAGGTTTTTGTACTGATATCGAAAATACCAACACATCAAATTCTAAATATGCCAAGCACGATGCAACTGCATTATGGGAGGTGGCTAATAATTTTATCTTAAACAAAACAAACAAAAAAATGAAGCAAGTAACAAACGTGCTGAATCTAAATGATGATGCAAACGAAGCAAGCATTGTAGAAGCGGTGAACGCTTTGAAAAATGCAAACAATACACTAGCGACAAACAATGCAGACTTACAAAGTCAGCTAGACGCTGCTAAACAAAATGTGATTGACATTCAAGCTAAACTTGATGAAGCAAACCTAGAGGCCGAAACAGCAAAAGAAACAGTTGCGGAAAACAATGCAAAAATTTTAATTGCATCATTCACAAACAAGATAGGAACTGACGAAGCTAATATTGCTAAGTGGGTTACACTTGCTAAAAATGACATTGAAGGCACAAAATCACTATTAGAATCGTTACCGTTAAACGTAGCATCTCCTAGAACTAATGAGCATTCTGTCGGTGAAATTAAGAAAACTGCACAAAGCGTAATGTTAGAAATCCAAAATAGAAATAACCCTCAAAAATAAAAAAACACATAAAAATGAAAAAACAAATATTAAAAATTGGAGTTTCTTTAGTGCTGATGGCACTTGTTGCAACTACACTAAACATGGCATCTGGAGTGCCAGTATTGCTTACTTTAGGCTTGCTTTTTGCGGGTGGTTTTGCTAAAGGCTTATTGAACTATAACGCACCTAAAGGTCTAGCCTATGATGGTTTTGTTATCAGTGATACTACCTATGCGGGTGAGGCGGCTAGTACATTCATTGTAAAGGCTATTACATCTAATGAAACCGTGCAAGGTGGGCATATATATGTAAAAGATGGGATTAAAAAGAAGTTCACTATACCGCGTTGGGATGCCGATTATGAGGATTTTGTGCAAGCAAGAGCCGCTACGCCTACAAGTAAAGGTGCAATGACCGTAACCGGTAAGGTTTTAGACCCTGCGGATTACATGATTTACACAGAGTTTAACCCACGCGATTATGAAGAGCATTGGTTTGCAACTCAATTAAATCCTACGTTAATTGACCGCTCATTACCTGCAACTGTTGAAAGTACTACTATTCAAGAGGTTTTAAAACGTCACAATAGATATTTGAACAAAGCTATTTGGAACTCTAGCATCGCTACCGGTACAGCAGATTTGTACAACTTCTATGATGGTTTGATTCAGAAAGCAGAAGATGCAACCGGTGGCAGTGATGATACAAATGTAGTAGCGTCTCCAACTACCCTAAGTGCCGCTAATATTCAAGCTGAATTGCTTAAGGGTTGGGTGTTGATTCCTGCAGCTTTACGCTACGACCCAAAGATGAAAATCTTTATGAATTATGAAACTTATGATCTTTATATGCAATCACAAATTGCACAAACGTATAAAGGTGAGGACATTACTATGGGTGGTGTAGCTCGGTTTAAAGGAATGCAAGTAGTAAAAATCAATGATTTTCCATCTGATTGTTACTTTATCGCCAAGGGTGATGCCTCAATGGAATCAAACCTTTGGTTAGGCTTGAACAGTACTCAGGATGCTACATTGGAGTTGAAGCAATTACAAGCTAATAGTGAGCTTTGGTTTATTAAAATGCTGATGAAAGTTGACGTTCAAATTGGTTGGAATAGTGAAACAGTACTTTACGGAACACTTTAATAATTAATTATGTACACCGAAGATTTAAAACAAACCCTCTTAAAGAAACCACATTTTAAAAATGTGTACTTCAATGAGAATGACGATACTCAATATATTTTCCATCCCAATGCTAACTTCCGAAAGGTAGTTAGCAGGGATGAAGTATTATCTACGAAAGTTGTAGCACCTGCACCCGTTGTAAGCGATGCACCTAAAGTAGAAGTATCAAACGAAGTAAAAGAAGAAATTAAAACAACTAAAAAAACAAACAAAAAATAATGAAAAAAATACTTTTCTTAGCCTTAATGATAGGCACATTTGTAGCGAATGCTCAAAGCACAACCCCTAGATTTGGTACAACCCCAAGCACGGATAACACATTTCGTAAACTTACAAATGGTTATTTAGCTATTGCGGATGCTGCCGGTACTGATTCAACTACACTTTACCCAACAAAATACAATAACTATTATAGAATCACTCTAACAGATAGTTTGTATTTGAGTAACCCAACGATTACAAAAAGCTATGCGGGTGACTTGATCACTTTAATAGTAACGGGTAGTAGTGGCAATAAATTAAATTTTGGTACTAATTGGGTAAGTGCAGGTAGAGCTACATTGTCAACTGGCTTATCGGCAATTATCACATTTGTATTTAGTGGTGCAAAGTGGATTGAGAAATCAAGAGTAGTACAATAATAATTAACCTTTAAAAGCACATATAAAATGGCTTTACCAAACATAACATTTATCAAAGGTCAGGGCGGTTTAGGTCGTGCTTTGCCAGGGCAGGATTACATAAGCGGGGTACTGTTCTTTTGCGATGATGCCGATTTGCCGAGTGGCTTTACTACAACTGCTAGAAATAAGGCTTTATATAGTGTAGCGGACGCAGAAACGGCAGGAATACTTGATGATTATTCGGACGCTACCGCTAGTACTGCAACTTTTGAGGTTACGGCAGTAGGCGCGAATGGTGACACATTCAAACTGACAGTAGCCGACTTAAACACGGCTACTGGGGCAAGCCAAACGACCGAATTATTTTTAGTTGAAAAAACAGCTTCAGAAACTACCGTTACATTGTTAGCGGTTAAAATTAAGAACGCAATAAACGCAGGCACTCAAACACATGGGTATTCTGCTACAAACTCAACGGGCACGGTTACAATAACTGCACCTAAAAGTATGGGGGTTTACCTAAACAGTGGCACTCCTTATGTAAAGACAATTGTAGGCACAGCAACCGCAACACTAACGCAAAATGTTGTTACCGGTGTTGCTTCTTTGCAAGCAGTTTGGCATTATCATATTAGCGAGTTTTTCAGGATGCAACCTAAGGGAATAGTTTATGCTGGCTTCTATGAAATACCATCTACCTATGACTTTACCGAATTATCAAGTATGCAAGATTATGCAGAAGGTAAGATAAGACAATTTGGTATTTACAAAGATGATAGTGCTTTTGCGACTGCTGATTTAACAGCCATACAAGACGTTGCCGATACAGAAGATACTAATAAACGGCCATTTAGCGCAATGTACGCAGGTGACTTATCTGCAACATCCGACATTAGCACACTTACTGATTTATCAACATTTGCTGATAATAAAGCGAGTGCGATAATTACTCAAGATGGTGGCGGGTTGGGTAATTTTCTTTGGCTTACGACTGGCAAATCGATTAGCAACCTTGGGGCCTTATTGGGTACCGTAGCACTTGCTAAAGTTAGTGATTCTATTGCATGGGTAGGTCAGTTTAATATCTCCAACGGTAGCGAGTGCGAAGTTATTAATTGGAGCAATGGGGATGCAACAAATACAGCGTCATCTTCATTGTTGGAATCATTGAACAACAAGCGCTATATTTTCCTAAAGAAGTTTACAGGTTATAGCGGTTCATTCTTTAACGATTCACACACTGCAATAGCTCAGTCGAGCGATTATGCTTATATTGAAAATAATCGAACTATTGACAAAGCTACAAGGGTGCTATATTTGGCCTATATACCGTACTTAAATAGCCCCATTTCATTAAATGCCGATGGAACACTTACCGATAATCAAGTCGCATCTCTTGAATCAGTTGGCCAGGTTGCACTAGACGCAATGCTTAGAGCGGAAGAAGTCAGCGCAACTTTGGTACAAATAGACCCATCTCAAAATATTTTAGCAACATCTGAACTGGTTATTGCTGTAACGCTTGTTATCAAAGGAGTGGCACGTTATATTACAATACCAATAGGATTTAAACCAAACATTTCATAGAAAAAGTTTGGTTTAATAGTTATTTTTTACTATATTTATAGTATGAAAAAACAAAGCGGAATATATAAGATAGTTGATTTAAAAGGTAGAATATATGTAGGGAGTGCAATGGATTTAAATAGGAGGTGCAATAGTCATTTTGCAACATTGAGAAACGGAAAACATTATAATAAGAAATTATTAAACGTGTTTTCTAAATATGGCGAAAGTTCTTTGACGTTTGAAATTATTGAGTATTGTAATGTAGAAGATTTAATAATTAGAGAACAATTTTATATTGATTTGCTTAACCCTTTTTTTAATAACTGCTTAGTTGCAGGTAGTCCGTTGGGATATAAACATTCTGATGAAACAAAAAGAAAGCATAGTTTAAGTAGAACAGGAATAAAAAAACACTCTGATGAATTTAAAAATGAATTAGCTGAAAGGAATAAAAAAAGAGTTTGGAGTAAGGAATCAAAAGAAAAATTATCAAAATCTCAAACAGGCAAAAAAGTATCAAACGAAAACAAACTAAAAACAAGTTTACTTCATAAAGGTAAAGTATTAACGGATGAGCATAAACGTAAAATATCTGAATCTAATAAAGGTAGAATTTGTAGCGAAAAAACAAGAATGGCAGTATCTTTATCAAATAAAAAAAGAGCAGAAAATAAAAAAATAAACTATTAATTTAACAAAAAAATAAATACATTATGCCTACACCTCTGATAAATGGCGTTTCACACGCTTGGTCTAATATCAATTTAATTTTATTCGGGAATCCTGTAATCGGGATTACTGGCATTGAATGGAGTTCTAAGCAAAACATAAACGACAACTACGGAGCGGGGCAATATCCAGTATCGCGTGGTTATGGTAATTTTGAATATACCGGTGCGATTGAGTTGTATTATGATACATGGAAAACTATCATTGATAGTGCGCCTAATAAAGACCCTTTGTTAATTCCATTTTTTGACATTCCTATTGTATTCGGTGGCACGGGCGTAACGCCATCATCATTGGTATTGCGAGCGGTTAACTTTATGGAATTGCCAACGGCAGTAGCTCAAGGAGATACTAAAATATCTATCAAGATACCGCTAAAAATTGCATATATCGAAAATAAATAATTACTTTTGTGTTATGGGAAATACAAAAGAATTATCACAAGAGGAAATAGAACTTTACTCAAACAAAGCAAAAGAAATATCAACAACTTTAAAGGGTGTAGCAGTACACCCTATTGTTGTTATACACCCAGAAACTTTAGAGCGCAAAGTGTGCTATGTTCGTGAACCGTCATGGATTCAAAAATTAGACGCGATGGATAAAAGCATGGAGTTAGGTGTTTATAAAAGTGGTTTTATTTTGTTTGAGCAAATTGTTATTAAAGAGCATTCTGATGCTGTTATGTTTAGCGATACTGCCGAAAGCGACACTTACAAACTAGGTGCGGTTACGGAAGTAATAGGACTTGTAAAGATGTATCAGAATCAGTTTAAAAAAAAATAGAAGACTACGCTATAACCAATAGCAATGACTTCAAAATGGATTTAAACCGTACCGATGCGCTCATAAGATGCACGTTAGGCATGGAGTTTGAACGAGGTAGCGATGAATGGCATAAGGCGTGGGGGCAGGTAAAATATTATTTATCAGTTGTAAATCAAGTTAAATTTTGAGCGATACAAAAGTAGTATATGAGGTAAGTTTAAAGGACCATTTAAGTAGTGGACTTGGTGTTGCTAATACGACAGCAAACAAACTGAATACTACTATGGCCGGCATTACCAATACGTTAGCCGGCCTAGGTGTTGCATACGCCGCGAGCGCATTTTTTAAGGATTCGGTAAGGCAATGGAACGAAAGTGAACAGGCACTAGCGCAACTTAATGCAACCTTAAAAAGTACGGGCGGTGCCGTTGGACTAACAAGCACCGCACTACAAGAGCAAGCAAAAGCATTGCAAAATGTTACCACATTTGATGATGATGCTATAATCGGGATGCAGTCGCTTCTAACTACGTTTACACAGATTAAAGGTGCGATATTCACGGACGCGGTGCCGGCGATAGTTGACCTATCCGCTAAAATGGGTACGGATTTAAAAAGTAGTGCTATTCAAGTAGGTAAAGCATTAAACGATCCAATAAGGGGCGTAACAGCACTTCGAAGAGTTGGGGTATCGTTTACAGAATCGCAAAAGCAACTAATAAAAACATTAGTTGAAACAAACGATATAGCAGGAGCGCAACGTATTATTTTAGGCGAACTTGCAACAGAGTTCGGGGGTAGTGCGGAGGCAATGGGTAAAGCGGGATTGGGACCAATTACCATGATGCAAAATAAATTTAATGACGTAAAGGAGGAAATAGGAGGATTGGTAGCTGAAGTTACAATGAAGCTACTCCCAACTATTGAAAAGATGACAAAAGGATTAGGTAGTGCAATTAAATGGATCCAAGAGAATAAGAATACCACAAAGGCGTTGATTGTTACAATGGGTGAGTTGTACATAGCGTTTAAATTAATAATACCCGTAATGGAAGGTTTCGGGGTGACAACAACCGCAATGTTAGGTCCATTGGGGTTGGCCGTTGGTGCAATTGCTGCCGTTACGCTTGGGTTATCAGTAATGAGCGCAGCCTATGACGATGCAAGACAAGCGGAGGCGGATTTTACAAAACAGCAAAACATGGCCGATATAGACCGCTATCGTGTTGGGTATGAGGAAAAACAAAAAAAGTCGGGTTTGTCAATGGCTGATTTTATCAAGCGAGAAAAGGCCGACCTAGACAAAGGACTTTCATCAATAAATGACGCAACCGGCAAGGCATTGCGCGAGGGCACAAAGATAACTGGAGGCGGACTGCAGGATTTGTTATTTAAAAAACAAGCACTTGACGCATTGAGCGGTAATACTTCAAAAGTACCATCTAGCGCACTAGGTAACGCATCCAAAACTACAAAAGCCTCTAATGTTAGTACTAAGTCAGCTGCGCAAGGTACGAAGGTAACGACTATTAATATGTCAATTCGGGAGCTAATACATGAGTTCAATATAAATACTACCAACGTCAAGGAAGGGGCGAGCAAGGTTACTGAAATGATCACAAATGCCATAACTGGGGCCTTAAATGATTCACAATTAATAGTAAGGTAATGGCAGATATATTCAAAAGAACGATACCAGTACAGTCTCCACAGAGGGATGATAAAATAGGGACCTCTGCTATGGGCACGCCCATACAGTCAAACGTCACATTTCAAAGTGGCGATTATATTGATGACAATGACGATACCCAAACATGGGACCAGCTTACATACGATTCTGTACTTGTTACCGTATCTCAAGCAAAAAAAATCATAAAAACAGAAATAGCCGGCAAAAACGGGACTGTAAAAGAATACATAGGGTTAGATGATTATGTTGTTCAAATTAACGGTGTTATATGTGGACTTAATGGCGTACACCCTAAAGATGAAATCGCGCAATTAAAAAAAATGCTAGACGCCCCCGTGCCAATCCAAGTAGCTTGTCCTTATCTTCAGAACTTAGGGATTATGAATTTAGTAGTTGATAACTACCAAATAGGCCAAGAAGAAGGGGGGCACTCTTACCAACAATTTAGCATTACATTTATTGATGATATACCAACGGAGTTAAGAATAGCAGATGTATAGAGTTGCAATTAATATTACCATTACCCAAGTGCCAAATGTTTCATTTCCAAATAGAAACAAGGTCATTAGACTATCATTTGCAACTAATTACGAAATTATATCTAGTTGGTCGAATTTTACCGATACAGGTACACTAACGCTTCCAAAAAATCTATATTATAAAACTGAAAACAATGAGGTGTTGCCATTATCCGGCCGTAATGTAAACATAGGTGGGTTTACTAATAGCCCTTTGTTTTTGCGTGGTGATAAAATTAAGATTGAAGCGGGGTATAGATATGTGCAAGGAGGTCAAAACATAAAAGAAACGCCTACATTATTTGAAGGTTATATTACTAAAGTAGGTGCAAAAATGCCTATTGAATTATCACTTGAAGACAATATGTATTTGCTCAAACAAATAGCTCTTAAACCAAAAACATTTACTATATCGGACGGTTTGGAACAAATACTAGATTATATTTTAGAAGGAACTGGGTTTACTCATTCTGTACTTACAAAAACTACGTTTGGCGAATTTACAATACAAAACGAAACACCTGCCCAAGTACTGCAAAAACTGCAACGGATGATGAATATAAACGCATATTTCAGAGGCAATGACTTAAGATGTGGGGTACTCACATACGTTGCATCTGATATGGTAAAAAGTGTTTTTGATTTTAATCAAAATATTATAGATGACCAATTAGAATATCAGCGAAAAGATGATATAAAACTTAGTGCGGTAGCTTATAACTATATTAATGTGGACGCAGGCGGTAACACTCAAGATGGAAACCCTAAGACTAAAAAACAACGCATCCAGGTGCTTGTAGAGATGAAACCAAGTGGAGGTTATAAATCAACCGTCATAACTGGGTCCAGTGTACCAAATGAAACGGAGGGTGAGCGCAGAACATTCTTTTTTATAGGTGCTACAAATACGGACGATTTGACTAAATTAGCAGTAGAGCAACTAGAAAAATATATGTACACTGGTTTTAAGGGGTCATTTACTACATTTGGAATACCATTTGTTAAGCACGGTGACAATGTGAGGCTGATTAATAAATACTTACCCGAAGTTGAAGGAACGTATAAAGTAAAGTCAGTTGTGTATAGCGGTGCTATTGATGGATTGAGGCAAGATATTGAACTTGATTATAAAATATAGTAATGGGAGGAAATAGAGATTTAAGAGATGCTATATTAACACTTGTTAACCCGCTATCAGTAGCGGTATTAATGGATATGGTGGTAGTTAGCGTTGATGAAAACGCAAGAACTGCGCAGTGCAAAACCATTAGTACGGATGCCGAGGTAATGTTAACGGTGCGACTTATGCCGACAGTTGATGATGGAGTGTTTGTCGTGCCAACAGTCGGAAGTACGGTAACCGTTAGTACTGATGTAAATTGTGAGCCTATTGTTGTTGGCTATACAGAAACTGATAAAATAGTTCTAAGAGGTGGGCAGTTTGATGGACTTGTGAAGGTAGCGGAGCTCACTACAAAATTGAATAATGCAGAGAATAAAATAAATGCCATAATCAATGCTTATAATGCACATACTCATATACTTACGCTTACTATGGGCACGGGCACAGCAGCGCCAACCGTGACGCAAGTAGTGGGTACGCTCACACCAACGCAACAAGCCGACATTGAAAACGAAAATATAACACATGGGTAGCAGATACGACATAAAAATAGAATCCGATTTTATTAACGCCAACAATGATATTGAAGTTTATGAATCAGATGATGACCATATACAAGATACAATTGAGGCCAATATAGGATCTTACAAGCAATTCCCGACAGATGGGGTAGGAGTTAATAACTACCTAAATAGTGCTGGGCAATCTCAAATAATTAGCAGAGAGATACAATTGCAATTAAAATCAGACAAGTATAATGTTACACCGGTAGTGGGTTTTGATGCTGATGGAAAATTAATAATAGAAATACCATGATAAGAGAATTTACAGCTATTTCAAATAGTACAATATACGATGTTTGTTTAAATACATACGGAACGCTTGATTTATTGGTAAAATTGATGTATGACAATGATTTTGATGGAGTTGACACGCTCCCAACAAATGGCCAAGTGTTTAGCTATGATGATACGTTAGTACAGAATATCTCAACTAATAATATTTATCAGCCTACACAAATAAGTGGATTATTTGCGGGTAAAAAATATGCGACACAGTAATGAATAAAATAATTACCTTAAATACAGTAAAAGTTACAGATTCAATGCTATTATACGCACTTGATGGTTCAACGCTGTATGTCATGCTAGAATATCTGAATCCTCTAGGGACTAGCGGTCAGTTGCTAGCTGTCACCGATACTAACTATGCTGATTTACTAACTACAACAGAGTACGCAGAGGTAAATAGAAGCGGTGGTAAATACATTATTAACCCATATCGTGTAAAAAAAATATTAAGCGGGGTTATTACGTTTGATAACGACATGACAGTTACGAGTACCGACACAGATAGCACTATATTAAGTGCTATAAATGATGCTCTTGTACCGAGTAGTAGTGGATTAACTCAACAACAAGTAGAAGGTTTAATATGAATATAGGAGAAAAAATAATTTATAATAACGTCGAATACACTATAACAATTATAGAAGATGAAACCGTGCATCTTGAAAATAATGATATGGGTATTTGCGTACTAAAAACAGAACTAGAATGATAATTTTAAGCGAAACAACGGACCAATTACAGCTTGTATTGGGTGCAACAGTTGCCACTAATCAATTACAATGCGTGACTTCATGGCGCGATAGGACCTCGACTACATTTGTTGCAGGCAGGTCATTAAAGAACTCAAACAACACAACCGATGTAGTACTAGCAACATCACCCGCATCGTCAACACAGCGAGTTATAGACTTTATTAGCGTTTATAATAACGATACGGCCAATGCAACGGTCATTATTAAATTTGACGCATCCGGTACGGAATATATTTTATTCAAAACATCACTTGCGCCCGATGAGCGAATCGAATATCAAGAGGGTAGGGGGTTTCAAGTTTTTGCCTCAACTGGCGCCGTTAAGCAGTCAATAAATCAAGGGGCAAATGCTCCGCTTACCAATAGCTTGAGTACGATTATACTAGGGTCCGATGTTACAAATAATAATGCGGTAGCCAATACAATATCAGACGTGACGGGGTTATCAATAGCAGTAAGGGCAAATAAAAAGTACTATTTTAAATTTGTAATATACTATACAGCAGTAGCGACTACAACGGGGTCGCGTTGGTGTGTTAAATGCAGTGCAGGTGCAGCGACTAATTTAGCTTTTATAAGCGAGTATTCATTAACTACAACAACATCAACAAGAAACGCTCAAGTGCAAGGATTTGACCTACCTGCCACCTGCAACGCGACAAGCGCGTCCACAGCTAATAACATGGCTATTTTAGAGGGTTATTTTATACCAACTGCCGATGGAGATTTTATTGCAAGATTTGCTAGTGAAGTTGCTAATAGCGCAATTGTAGCTAAGGCGGGAAGCGTTCTATATTATCAGCAATTAAACTAAACGAGTAAACAATTTAAACAAAAAATATAAAAAATGAAGTACGTAATTTTCAAAATTGAGGAGCCAACATTAATGGTTCAAACTTTAGACAGTCAGTACAATCCACAGCTTACAAATGATGTCGATAATGCTATGCTTTTCGATTCAGAAACAGAAGCACTTGCTATGATAGGAAACATGGAAGGAACTACCGAATTTTGGGGAGCTAGACCAAAACGGCCTAAATAATGAATCAGACACAAAAAACAATTGCCTATCTGCTACTCATTGGGATTGGGTGGGGCATAGGTGAATATCCTTATATACCATCTTTTCAATTAGGTTTTATTAGTCATACGCAGGCGGATATTACCTTATTTGACAAGTGTATCAGCATTACCCTATTAGCGTTTTGCTTAGGATTATTTTTTGCCTTATGGCATAACTTTTGGCTTATGCTAACCATGTCTTTTATTACATGGGGAATGTTTAACAATGCAGTTGACGAATGGACAAATAGAGCAGAAATACTAGGTACAGCAGAAAAAATATCCCTACTTTTTGCATTATTAACAACATCAATTTTAATATGGAAACGCCACAAAAAGTTAACCACGAAATAGCCGATTTTCTTTTGGATGTAGCAGAATTTATCATTCGTAATTTATTCGGTGTATTGTCGGCTTTAGCGGGTATTGCCTATCAGATTTATCAAATGAGTGGACGCGCAAAAAGAATGACAAAGGTTCAATGTATTGTGAGCGTATTCATGTGGTTTGTAGCATCGTTAGCTATCGTAATTGGTTTGGAAGGGGTGGGCATTAACAAGCTGTTTTATGGCTTAATATGTTGGGCAACTCCTATAATAGTTAAACCCGTTGCAGACACGCTATCAGTTAAAGCAAGTCCATTTACTGAAAAGGTAATCAAAAGTTTTGAGAAAATACTAGAAGGGTGGACAAATAGAAATAAAAACGCATAGGGTAGGTTTTAACAAAAAATACTTATTTTTGTAAAAAAAATATCATTATGAAATTTACAATCTCAAATTGGAATAAAGAAGCTAATGCGATTTTAGTTATGTGGACGGGTATTATTGGTTCGCTTAC